ACCGACACCCCTGACCCTTCCTGTTTTAAATTCCCCCAAAAACGACTCAAAGAGCCACGAAAATGACTAGGAAGGTCATAGAAGGTCACCAACCAACCCAAGAAGGCTTAGAAGGGCTTGAAACGGTTTTGGGTAGGGACACAGATCATGAAAATGCCCTGTTTGGCGTTCAAACCCCAAGAATCCACACTCCACTGAACGATTTACCCTCACGCGGGCATGAATTGGTTGATTTAGCCAGCAGCCTAAAAATAGATTTGCTGGAATGGCAGAAATTTGCGTTAATTCACACGCACAAAATCAAGCCTGACGGACGCTGGGCTTCGCCCGTAAATTGTGTGACCGTTGCGAGACAAAATGGCAAAAGTTTTTTACAGTTGATCAGGATTTTGGGCGGGCTTTTTCTATGGGACGAAACCTTGCAAATCGGGTCGGCGCACCGCTTGTCCACATCACTGGAACAGTTTCGGGCAATGGTTCAAATGATCGAAGGCAATGATTCACTAGCCAAGCAGGTCAAAAAGATTCGCTGGCAACATGGCGGTGAGGAAATCGAAACTATGACAGGCAACCGCTTTATTGTGCGTGCTGGTGGTTCGGCTGCTCGCGGTGTTTCGCGACCTTCAACAATCCACTTGGACGAATTGCGTGAAATGACTGACATTGAATCATTTGCTTCGCTTCGCTATACCCTAATGGCGGCGGCAAACCCAATGGTCATGGCTTACACAAATGCAGGCGATTCCAGCAGCGTTGTGCTGAATCAGTTTCGCGATAGGGCGTTGGCAAGCATTGCAGGCGTTGAGGACGACATTGGGTATTTTGAATGGTCAGCACCGACCGACGAAATTAGCGTGGAGAACGCACGCCATGCTAACCCGTCAATGGGCACACTGATTCATGCGGACAACATCAAATCAGTGTTGAACGACCCTGCCGACGTTGTGATGACTGAGGTGTTGTGCAGGTGGGTAGTCGCAATAAATAGTGCCGTGGATTCCGCGAGTTGGGGCAATTGCCTAGACAAAACAGTTGACCTTGACCCTGACAAATTGACGTGGCTGGCAATAGACCTTTCACCCGATAGACGCCATGCCAGTTTAGTTGGGGCACAAAAAATGGGAGACGAAAAGTTTGTGGTCAAATTGCTGCACACTTGGGCAAACGAATTGCAGTTGGACGATAAGGCAATCGCCAACGAATTGGCAGACTATGCGCGCAAGTACCCGACCGAATACGTGCTTTACTCTCGAAAGACCAGTGGCGCGGTTGCTGCCCGCCTTGCACCCGCGGGAATTCCAATTTTCGACATGGACGGTGCTTATCCGCAGGCATGCGACGAAATGCTTTCTGCAATCAACAGTGGTCGTTTGAAACACCGTGGTCAAAGTCAATTGTCTGAGGAAGTCTTGGCGGCGGTGCAGTTGCGTCGTGGCGACGGCGGTTGGGTTATTGGAAGAAGGGCGTCACAGTCGGTTGTGTGCGGGGCAGTGGCGGTTGCACTTGCAACACACTTCGCGACACGCCCAGACAATGATCTTGACATCATGGTTGGTTGATCGTATAAGCCTGACACAATTTGCGCATGGGTTTCTTCGATAGATTCACGCCAACGGTTGCGGCTGCCGTTCCAGCCGCGCCGTTGGACGTTGACGCTTCACTTGCGCCGTATTTTACTGAAAACAATAATTTTTATTTTTATGGAATTCAAAGTGCCAACCGCGCTGAAGCAATGAGCGTGCCAACAGTTGCGCGTGCCCTTGGAATAATCCAAACCATTTCTTCACTACCAATGCACACACGCAATGAAGCAACAGGCGAAAAAGTTACACAACCGCGCGTGATTAACCAACCTGACCCACGAATCCCGGGTTCAACGTTTTGGGCATGGATTATTTCAGATCTATTTTTTCACAATGCGGCTTATGGGTACGTTTTGGAACGCTATGCTGACACGGGAAAAATCCGTGCAATGGAACGTGTTGCGCCTGAACGCGTTTCAATTACAACAAATTCAAACGGCACGGAAATTGAATCGTATGAAATCGACGGGACACCAATTGACCCGACAAATTTAGTTGTTTTCCCAAATACGCAAGAAGGTTTGCTTGCTCGCGCTGGTCGCACAATCAAGGCGGCTGCCGCACTTGAAAAGGCTTCAATGAATTTTGCCAATGAACCAATACCGCAAATGGTATTAAAATCAAATGGCACATCACTTCCAGCAGACCGCGTTGCAAAATTGTTGTCATCATGGCGAACCGCCCGCAGTAATAAATCAACAGCATTTCTTAACGCTGACGTCACACTTGAAACAATTGGTTATGACCCCAAGAATTTGCAACTTAATGAAGCGCGTAACTATGTCGCACTTGAATTGAGTCGTGCTTGTGGTTTGCCAGCGTATTTCACTGATTCACAGCAATCAACATTCACTTATTCAAATGCACTTGACAAGCGTCGCGACCTGGTTGATTTTGCTTTTAGAAATTACATGTCAATCATTGAACAAAGGTTGTCTTTTGCAGATTTTACCCCAGCAGGAAATCGCGTGTTGTTTGATTTAGACGACTTCCTTCGTGGAAATCCTTATGAGCGCGCGCAAGTTTATGAAATCTTAAATCGAATCGGCGCAATGTCGATCGACGAAATACGCGAGGAAGAAGACATGCTGCTATGAAAAAAGTAATCACACCAATGCAAATCACGGCGGCAGATTCAAACAGTCGCACGATCACAGGTCGCATTGTGACGTTTGAGGAAACTGGCAACGCTTCAATTGGCAAGGTTCAATTTGCTAAGGGTTCAATCGAACCTAGTGCTGTTCTGCTTAACCTTGAACATGACAGAACCCGGAGAATTGGAAAAACTTTAATGACCGAAATTGCTGCTGACGGGTCGGGCATTGACGCGACGTTTAAAATTGCAAACACAACTGCTGGCACAGACGCGCTTGTGGAAGCACAAGAAGGTTTGCGCGACGGTTTCAGTGTTGAAGTTTATTTTGACGAATACGAAACTTTAAAAGATGGAACAGTGCGCATTTTAAAAGGTGAAATGACTGGTGTTGCATTGACCTCAGAACCTGCAATTCGATCAGCACGCGTTGCAGAAGTAGCAGCCACAGAAGGCGAAACAGAAATTTCAGATTCGACAATCGAACCTGAAGCACAACCAACAGAAGGAGAAGACGAAGTGGAAGACACCGTCAAAGACGCTTCAACCGCCGAAACGGTAGAAGCCGCCCAGTCAGTAACCGCAAACGTAAATGCAGCGGTCGGTGGTTGGACAACTAAGCCACGCTTAGAGTTCACCGCCGCTAAATACTTAGAAAACACAATCCGCGCTTCACTTGGCGAGGAATCAGCACGTCAGTATGTCGCAGCGGCAGATGACACAACAGATAACGCAGGTCTTGTGCCTACACGTCAGTTGACAGAAGTTATTAACGGACTTGCCAATTCGACAAGAAGTGCCATAGATTCGATCAGCCGTGGCGTTTTGCCTGACGCTGGAATGAGTTTTGAAATTCCAAAGATCACAACAATGCCAACAGTTGCAGAAACAGCAGAAGCAGGCACACCAAGCGAAACTGATCAGGCTTCAAGTTTCTTGTCAGTTACAGTGAAAAAGTATGCTGGACAGCAAACTTTCAGCGTTGAATTGCTTGACCGTACTTCGCCGCTGTTTTTTAATGAGTTGTTGAACAACATGTCAGCCGCTTACGCAAAAGCAACTGACCTTGCTGTTTATACTGCATTGGCAAGCGGTGCAACCGCAGACGCAACAACACTGACAACATACCCAACTGCTTCTGAATTGCTTGGATTTGTTTCACGCGGTGCTGCTTCAGTTTATTCAAACACACAAGGATTTGCGCGCAACATTCTTGCAAACACATCACAGTGGGCAAACCTTATGACACTAAATGATTCAGGTCGTCCGATTTACATGGCTGCACAACCTTCAAATGCTGGTGGTGCTGTTCGCCCTGATTCAATTCGCGGCAACGTGGCAGGTCTTGATCTTTATGTCACCGCAAACGTACCGTCAGCAAATGACACTGACAAAGATGACTCAATGCTTATCATCAACCCAACTGCATACACATGGTATGAATCACCAACGTATCGCTTACGCGCTGACGTTATTGCTTCAGGTCAAATTGCAGTGTCAGTTTATGGATACGGCGCAATTGCAACCAAGATCGGTGCAGGCGCGTTTGGTATTAACAAGACCTGATAAAAACCCACTAATCATGCGGCGATTTCTCCCGAGGTCGCCGCAGCAGTCGAAAGGAAACGGACATGCCAGCCATTGTCACAGCAAGCCAATTGCGTACGGTGCTTGGCGTGTCCGTTTCACTTTATTCTGACAGTTACCTTGACGAAATTATCAACACCGCTGAAGCCGTAATTTTGCCCATGCTGGTTGCAAATACTTCAGCCGTTAACGCTTACAAATTAGAATCAAACATTGCTTATTTCTACACGCAACGCGAACACCATTTTGTTGTTGGTCAATCAGTGATTGTTGCTGGTTTGCCTGCACCATTCACCGCAACACATACAGTTGTGACCGTGACACCGTACTATTTTACCGCTGCATTGACTTCATCAAATGTCACATTGCGCGAAATCATTCCAACAGGCACAGCCACACTTTCAGGCTATTCCGCCGCTGATTTATACGCCACGAGCGCACCAATTGAATCCGCAGTTTTAGCGGTATCGGTTGAAGTCTTTCAATCACGAGTTGCAGCAGGTGGTCAGATCGAAGGCGTAGATTTTGCCAGTACGCCTTATCGAATGGGTAGAAGTCTGACAAACAGGGTCTCAACATTACTTATGCCGTTTTTGGACGTTGAAACGGTCGTGCAATAAATGCCCGCCAACTCAATTGCCGAAACGCGATCAACCTTAGCAAATGCCTTTAGTGCCTTATCTGCAACTTGTTATGCGTCTGTTCCTGAATCGCCTATTCCACCAGCAATCGTCATTGTTCCCGATTCGCCTTACATGGAAGTTGTTTTGATAGGTAAGTCAAAGACACAAGTCAAACTCAATTTTGCGATCACAGCCATTGTTGCTTCAAAC